GTGGCCCCTCGTTGGGATAACCAGACTGCAACTTTAGTTAGCGGAACGACATACTTTACGTTTTTTACACCTCTTCGTACTTTGAACCTAGATGAAATATCAGTATCTTCTGCTGGTACAGCTTCTTCGGGAGCAACACTTGTCAGGTTTGGTCTATACACATATGATGAAACCACAGCAACTCTTGTAGCAGCTACAGCAAGTGATACTACAATTTTTAGCACTAGAAACACACTGTACACAAGAGCCTTCTCAACAGGAGGTTCCCTACCTGCTAACTACACTCTACAAGCTGGCGTTCGTTATGGCTTAGCAGTTCTATGGATAGGAACCACCCCAGGAAATGCCTATGTAGCCTACGGATTTGCTCCAGGCTCTGTAGCAAGTTTAAGTCCAAAATTAAATGGTGCTGTTACTTCACAAACAGATTTGCCAACAACGGCTACACCAGTTACAACTTACAATACAGGTCTGTGGGGTAGATTATCATGACAGTAAATAAAGAAGATTTAGGCGTAGACTCTCTAACAAATATCCGTACTTTTAGAGTTACGGATGCGGCAACTGGGGAGGTTATCGGCTACGATTATGTAGCCCTTGACGCCGAGTAGTTAGGTACCAAATGAAGGTAGCCGTCTATACCATTGCTTTAAATGAAGAACATTTTATTCAATCTTGGTTTGATTCCGCAAAAGACGCGGACTATTTATTAATTGCTGATACGGGTTCTACAGATAAAACAGTAGAGAAAGCCAAATCACTTGGAATTGTGTGCCACACAATTAGCGTGAAACCTTGGAGATTTGATGACGCAAGAAATGTTTCTCTTGCTTTAATACCTGACGATATAGATTACTGTGTTGCTTTAGACATGGATGAAGTTCTCCAGCCCGGTTGGAGAGAAGAGTTAGAATCGGCCCACACCCAAAAATGGACCCGACCTAGATACCAATACACATGGAGCTGGAATCCTGATGGAAGTCCAGGCCTTGTGTATGGTGGCGACAAGATACACGCTCGTCACGGTTACAGGTGGAAACACCCAGTACATGAGGTAATAACTCCAGACAGAATTGCGGAGACTCAAGGCTGGGTTAAATTAGAAATACATCATCACCCTGACCCTAATAAGTCAAGAGGCCAATACTTTCCTTTGCTTGAACTTTCTGTAAACGAAGCGCCAGAAGATGACCGCAACGCTTTCTACTATGCAAGAGAGTTATATTTTCACGGTTTATACGAAAGAGCGTTAACAGAGTTTAAACGTCACCTTGAGCTTAAGACGGCTAGGTGGGCTCCAGAGCGAGCTGCATCTTGGAGATATATGGCAAAGTGCGACCCAGAAAATGCAATAATGTATTTAAATGAAGCGGCTAAAGAAGCTCCTGAATTTAGAGAACCCTGGGTAGATTTAGCAAACGCCTACTATCAATTAAATGATTGGGAAGCCTGCTACAACAACGCTAAGACAGCTTTGTCTATTGTTGAAAAACCTTTGGCATATCTAAACGATGCTGAGTCTTGGGGCTCACTTCCTCACGACCTTATGGCGTTATCTGCGTACAAATTAGGTAAAATAGAGGAAGCTATTATTCAAGGAACTAAAGCTGTGGAGTTAAATCCATCAGACCCACGACTTAAGATTAACTTGCACTTTTATCAAGGAGAGTAATGAGAGCCTATACCCCAGGTGGTAGATTTGATTCAGATTTTGAATTAGATTCTATTGGTGACGGAATTACTGCGGACTTAACAAATCCAGCTGGAACTACTGCACAATGGTGGGTGTTTAACTCAGCAGCAAGTGTAAGAGACCCTATCTACGATGTAGAGCCCCTAGGAGGCGGTCGTGTTTGGGTTGGGCCACATTTACTATCAGTCTCTAGAGCCTCTATTACTCAAGGCACTGTAGTACAGAATGAGCGTGGTTTCTACAACGCTGATACTTTGCACATGACTTTAAACATTGATGACCTAAGAAGTGCAAGTCCAGACCTGTTTAATCAAAGAGGTAACATTAAAAACTCAGTCGACTTGACTACTAAGTACAGAATTGTATGGAAAGGTCAAGTCTATAGGCCTATTAAAGCTCAACAAGTTGGTGTTGTGTCAGAGCGCCATACTTTGATACTTATGGACCTAATTCAAGTTATGCCAGACGAGCTGGTTAATGATAGTCAATTCTTGGCGTACGCCCAAGCATAAGGAGGAAACATGGCAAAACGTATTGGACAATCAGCAGGTAAGAACCCTGAAAAGTCAGTGAGCATCGCTTTGACTGGTAGCAAGTACAAGTCAGGTGGGGCTATGGCTAGAAAGAAAAAAGGCGGAATTGTTCGTAAACCAAAGGCTACTATCAGATACAAACGAGGCGCAAAATGAAAAAGAAAGAAAAGCCTGTCACCCTTAAAGTTGGCGGAACTGGCCATAAAGTCTCTAAGAAAAAAGACCAAGTCATTGTTGACCACTTAGGTCAAAAAACAGGCAAGTACGATAAGATTAACCTAACTAAAGTTGGTGGGTCAAAGACTGTCAAACAAGGTGTTAAGGCAGTTAAAGATTGGCACAGTAAGCCAAGCAACTCCCACAAGAAGGGTAAGTAATGCCAAGCGGAACTAACCCATGTTGGGACGGATATGTCCAAGTAGGATTCAAGAACAAAGATGGTAAAAAAGTGCCGAACTGTGTTCCTGAAGGTAAGGGTAAATCCAAAGTAACTAAACCTAAGAAAGGCAAAAAATAATGTGCGCTATGTGCGGATGCGGTAAGAAAAAAGGTCAACCAGGCTTTGGTAAAGGCCCTAAGAAAAAAACTGCTAAAAAAGCTGCTGCAAAGGGTATGTCACCTAAACAGAAAAATCTTGATGTAGACAAAGACGGCAAATTAGAAGGTTCTGATTTCGCTGCTCTACGAAAGAAGAAGAAGTAGTGTGCGCTACTTGTGGCTGTGGTAAGCCAAAAGACAAGCACGGCATGAAAACTGTAAAAGCAGCAAATAAAAAGTTTGCTAAGAAGGCAGCTCCTGCAAAGGGCAAGAAGTCTTCTATGGTAAGAAAAAAAGGCATGTAATGCCAGAGTGCAAATGCGGCAACTGTGGTTGCGGAAAGAAGGACCCTAATGGCTAAACCATTTGAAAAGGGAAAGTACACAGAAGATAAAGATAAAAAGAAAGACGCCAAGATGCTCAAAAAGGCTGGTTTTGATAAAGACGAAAAGGCCAAGTTTGAGAAGGCTGATAAAGCTCACGGCAAGAAGAAGAAGCCAAAAACCATGGCTGAAGATAAGAAGATTGACGCAAAGATTATTAAGAAAGTAAAGAAGTCCGATAAGGACGACAAAAAGAAGTAGAAGCTTGGGCCCCCGAAAGGGGGCCTTTTGCTTTATTATTGAACTGATTCCATGCGGGAATCAAAGCTGTACCCCTTGCGTTCGACCCTGATACTCCATTGGAGATTGCTATGTCCTATTTGTACAGAGACAAGGAAAGAAAAGTCTCTGAACCTACTGAAGCAGATTTTGCTCGAGGGTTCGCAGATGCAGCTACTGACCGTAAGGGTATTAGTTCGTTCTGGGTAGGATTAGCCATAGGGGCGTTAGCAGGTAAAGCGGTACGGCGTAAATGAACAGTAAAGAATTAATTCCCGCCCTCACTCAGTCTACTAAGACTCTAAATAAGCCTTTGACCCAAGCTATGCGTAAAGACGCAGTTTCTGCTGGGTGGCCTGTGGCATTAACAAAGCAACTTCGTGTAGTGGTTACAAATACTTCTATGGATGTTGAATACCCAGAGGACCTAGCTTCAAGAGTAGAAGACCTAGAGTACGGCGATGGCATAACTCCTCCCAGCCCAGTTTTTAGAAAATTTGCAAAAGCTAATAAAACTAGAATTGAAAATGTTCTTGTTGATACCTCTATAGATTACCTGTTTGACGAAGGGATTCTTCCATGACATTTATTATTTCTGAAGACGAAGCGTTAAAAACTTTACTTCAAGGAATTGTGGTTTCAGATGAAAAAAACAACTCTCGTTCAGTTCAAGCGTGGTTTTCTAACCCTGATGTAGAGCTAAGAAACCAGTCTTATCCCTATGTCACAATTGAATTAATAGGAGTAGAGTGGGCACGCTACAGACAAGCATCTGGATTTATGATTGATAACGATAGACAAGGAACTGTATCTCCTGCAAATGGAGAAGTGTTTGAATATGAAATGCCAGCAGCGTGGGATTTGATGTATCAAATTACTAGCTATGCACGGCACCCTAGACACGATAGAGCTATTATTGCTCATTTACTTAATAATGATTTTGTTGCTAACAGAGGTTATCTACCAGTGCAAAATGATTTAGGAACTCAAACTTCCTACAGGCACCTCATACTACAAGATTTCGCTAAACGAGACACAGTGGAAGACGGGCGTCGGTTATTCCGAAACGTTTTCACTGTTCTTGTAACAAGCGAAAGTACCCCAACTAGCGGAGATTCCGTTGCTTGGGTAGAAGAAGTACTGATAAACGAAAACCCAACGAACATCCCATCCGGACTATCAGAAGTTTAATACTCGTAACCTAATGAAACTAAACTAAGGAGAACACCTAATGTCTTACCTACGTCCTGGTGTGTATGTTGAGGAAACCCTCAATCCAATACCACCATTAGCGGGGCCATCATCAACTTCGGTTGCTGCATTTATTGGCGCTGCAGATAAGGGTCCAACAGACCCAACATTGGTTACTTCGTGGACTCAGTACACTAGCCTGTACGGTTCATGGGGTACTTTAAATACATTAACAACTGCTGTCTATTTATTCTTTGCAAATGGCGGAAACCAAGCTTGGATTAAGCGAGTAACAGCTGGTGCTGCTGCTCCTGCAACCAGAGTATTTGATGACCGCACTGCAACAACAGACCCAACGTTAACCATCTTTGCTAAGAACTCTGGTACTTGGGGAAATAGTGTTTACATTACAATCACTAACTCTGCACTAGCTAATCATTTTGATTTAGCTGTGTTTAACGGTGGAACAACTTCAGCTTTCCTTGCTGAACGTTTTACTGATTTAAATATGACAGTTGGAAGTGAACGTTATGCTCCTACTGCTATTAACAACGCATCAACTATCATCACAGCTGTAGACGCAAACTCTGCAGCAACTGGCGCAACTAGAAATCCAGGAGTGGTATCACTAGAGCCACTTGCTTCAGGAAGCAACGGAACAGCAGTAACAGAATCAGATATTGCAAACGGAATGCCTGCTTTTGATACCGTAACAAGCCCACTAGTTCTTAACGCACCTGGAGTAACAACTTCAGCTGCTATGAACAGCATTCTTTCTTATGCTGAAGGACGCGATGATGTGTTTGTTGTTATTGATGCTATGAACGACACAGTAGCAAATCAGATGACACGTGCTGCTGCTTATACAAGCTCTTCTCTTGGAGCTGTGTATTACCCTAACTTAACTATTCCAAGCCCAACCTCTTCAAGCCCAGGAGCTACAGAAACAGCTTTCTGCGGTGGAGCAATTGTTGGACAATACATCTCAACAGATGTGTCTCGTGGAGTATTCAAGGCACCAGCTGGTGTAAACAATAGAATTGCTGGAGCAGTTGCTGTTACTAAGTTGACTAACGCTAACTTAGACACAATGAACAGTGCATCTGCGCCTGTAAACGCTATTCGATTTATCCCAGGTTCAGGAATTGTAGTAATGGGTTCTCGTACTCTTAAAGCAGGATACGCAGACCGTTACGTACCAGTTCGTCGTTCCCTAATTTATCTACGCAAAGCGCTAACTGATTTAACAACCTTTGCAGTATTTGAACCTAACGATGCAGTACTATGGCGTCGTATCACAGCTTCTCTGGAAGGTTTCCTAACTGACTACTGGTCACAAGGCGGTCTACGTGGAGCAACCCCAGCAGATGCATTCTTTGTTAAGTGCGATAGCTCAACTAACCCACTTATCAAGGTAGACAATGGAGAAGTTAATATGGAAATTGGAGTGGCCCTCCAAAGACCAGCTGAATTCGTTGTAATCAAAATCGGTCAGTATGATGGTGGCAGCACCGTCACTGTGGCGTAAGGAGAATAAAACATGGCCACCAGTAATATCTCGCGTTTTTCTAAACTTGCGACAGACCCACTTCGCAGTTTTAGATTCTATGCGCAATTTACGCCTACAGAAACTAAGGCGTATGCAACAAAAGACTTCACTACTTTCAGTGGAGGCTTTACAAATATCTCTGGGTTATCTATTAACACACAGAGCATTGGATACCGTGAAGGTGGATACAACACTACGTTGCACCAAGTTCCTGGTATGACAACATTTTCACCAGTCACCTTCCAAAGAGGAACACTGTTTGGAAACGACCAAGCAATCAACTGGATGCGTGGAATGTTTGCTGCAGCTGCCGGAGACGGTATTGCTGTAGGAGCAGGAACAAGCTCATTCCGTTGTGATGTTAACATTTGGGTTATGGACCATCCAGTTGCGGATAATGGAGAGAACGCATTTAAGATGCGCTTCAAGATTCACAACGCTTGGATTTCAAGCCTAAGTTACTCAGATTTAAACGCAACAGATAACCAAATTCTATTTGAAACAATGCAACTAGTACACGAAGGTCTTTCAGTCTCCTTTACAGGAGCAACTGGAGATGTTCGTGCTGGAGATGCAAAGGGTTAAACAAACTAACTAAGGAGAACAAATCGTGGCAGAACAACTAGTTACAGACCAGTCACTACTCGATAAATTGACCAAGAGTATTGAAGAGCCTGCAGTTGCAGTAAAGACTGTACCGCCTTCAAATTCAGAGGTGACTCTTCCCGGGGGATATATCAATCGGGAAGGGTCCCTAGTCAAATACGCAGAAGTGCGTGAATTGACTGGTGTAGATGAAGAAGCTATATCTAAAGCAGGGTCTATTGGAAGAGCATTGAACGTAATGCTACAACGAGGACTTGTTAGCTTAGGTATGGAGAAGGCCAACAAAGAAGACTTGGACAGCCTGCTATCAGGTGACCGAGACGCAATTCTTGTTGGAATTCGATGCGTTACCTTTGGGTCTAAAGTTGATTTTAATATCACTTGCCCATTTTGTAAGACAGCTCTAGACGTAACAGTGGATATAAAAGATGGCATACCAGTGCGTGAACTTGCGGACCCTATTGAAGATAGAACCTTTGTCTATGAATCAAAATTAGGAGAAGTTCTTGTTAGTTTACCTAATGGGTCAGTTCAAAGAAAACTCATGGAAAACACGGATAAAACCGTGGCAGAGTTAAACACAATGCTTCTTGCTGGATGCATTTCTACTATTAACGGAGCGCCCTCTTTAGGAGCGGTTTCTGTATTAAAACTAGGAATGTCTGACAGAAGTAAAATCATTGAAGAAATTTTAACTCGTAATCCAGGACCCCGCCTCGGGGAGGTGAGTACGGCCTGTGAGGCATGTGGTGAAGATATAGCTATGCCACTAAGCCTGGCCGACTTGTTTCGTCTATAAAGACGAGGATTATGAGAACCTGTTAGACCAGTACGAATTTTTGACACGTTCGTTTCCAGGATGGACGTTAGAAGATATTCGTTCTTTATCAGTTAGAGAACGATTTAATTGGATTTCAAGAGCTAAACGTAAGTAGGAGGTGATTAGCAGATGAGTGTTCTTGGTGGAATGAACCTTGGCGGTAGCGGCCAAGCTAAAAAAATTCAGCTAGTTACTGACCTACGTGAAGAATACAATAAATTAAATCAAGTTCTTCAAAAAACAAAAGAACTATCTGCTGACATCGCAGCTAATTTAAAAGCAGGAAAAGGAACTGGAGCTTTTGCCGTAGCAGGCGGAGGTGGACCTGGAGTTCCACAAATGCCTGGTGCTGGTTCTTTAGGAGGGTTTGTACAACCTCCTAATAGAAACCAACAAGCAGCTAATGAATCATCTAGTGGTATGAGTTTTGGTGGAGCAGTAGCTAGAGCTCTTCCATACGCTGTAGCGGGTATCGGTCTTGCTGCAACAATGCTTCCTACAAATCAACAAGCAATTGAACGTAACTTTACTGAATCCCGATTAAACTTCATGACTAACGGCGGAGCTCGCCGCATGATTAGCGGAGCGATGCAAACTGGAACAGGAATTGAGCCGGAAGACGCAGCCCGTGCAGCAATGATGGGTTTGAGCGCTGGAATGCTCCCAGGATTTGGAAAAAACGATTCCATGTCCGCAGCTGCTACATTTTCAAACCTTGCGCCTGGCGTAGGTATTCAAGGTGGTATGTCTGCCGCTATTGCTTTAAATCAAGCATCTAGCGTAAACAAACTTCGTATGATTGGCATAAATGTACGAGGTTCCGATGGCTTTATGAGAAAGCCTGAAGATATTGCTAACGATGTGTGGAAGCAATTAACCAGTGCAGCTGGTGGAAAGAAAATAACAAAAGATGCTATTGCTCTATCATTGCAGCCAGGTAATGCTCTTTATTCTTATTTAAATCAGTACTTCGGTGAATCGCCAGAACTACGAATGGGCATCATTAATGCAATTATGCAAAAAGCATCTGGTGCAGAATTAGATTTACAATCATTAAAAGACAGCGGATTGATTCCAGATATTGCTCAAAGCGAAGCAAAAAGAAACGCAGCAGCTTCCGATGTTATTGCTTCTACATCTGATTATCAAATTCAAGGAATTATGGAAGCTAACACGCTTCTTACCACGGCTGCTAAAAACTTTAATAAACACGTAGACGATTTTGGTTACATCATTAAACAGTTCTCTAAAATAGAAACATTAGCTGGTGGAGGAAATAACGGACTTGGCGGGTTAATGGGCGGTATAGGTGGGTTAGTTCTTAGCGGAATAACCTCTTTCTTAGGCGCTCTATTTGGCGGAGGTGCTGGAAAAGGTGGCGCGTTTAAAAAGTTTGGGTTGGCTGCTATTCTTGCAACAGGTGCAACGTACGCAGCAAACAAACTATTTAACACAGACATGACTGACGAAGAGCCTGGTGGTGGAACTGGTGGTGGCGACGGCAAAGAAGCTATGTATACAGCAGTTAAACCTCTAAGCGGAAGTCCTAGAGTAACCAGTTCTTACGGTGAAGTAAGACATTTAGTATTTAATGGAAAGAAAAGCCCTTCTTATGGAAGACCTCATGGAGGCGTAGACTACGGAGTTGCTACAGGAACTCCAGTAATGGCTGTTAAAGATGGAATAGTACAGCCTACTGGTTATGATTCTGACGGATTTGGTAACTATGTAAAAGTATTACATGACGATGGGTACACAAGTTATTACGGACATTTGTCTAGCAAAGGTGTACCTGAAGGCGCTTCTATAAGAGCTGGACAAGTTATTGGATTAAGCGGAAATTCAGGAAACAGCACTGGTCCACATTTACACTTTGAAGTACGACGAGGCGAATCTAAGGTAGACCCACTCGGTTACTTAAGTGGAGCGGCCTCTCTAGACTCTAGTTCTGCTTCAAGTGTTTATTCAGCAAACGCCATAGAAGGTGTCGGAGTATCTGGCACATCTTTATTTGATATGAAATCAGGAACGCCTTTATTTGCAAAAAGCGGTGGAGCTGGTGGAAGTGAAATTGGTGGGGGCAGTACACACACTAACTACGGTGGAGTAGTTGTAAACATTAATGTACCTAAAGGAACTGCAATTGACGAAAAGAAACTTGCAAGAGAAGTTAAAAACATTCTTGTTAACGAAGATGCTATTAGAATGGCGGTAAGTAGATAATGCCAATTCCTTTAATACCTGTTGTAGTAGGAGCCTTAAGAATAGGCGTTGGAGTAGCTGCCAAACAAATTGCAAAAAACCAAGTAAAAAGAACTGCGGCTACAGTTGCTAAAGGTGCTGCTAAATCAGCTAAAGCAGCAAAGCCTGGGACTAGCAAAATTACAAAAACTGCAAGTGGCTATGCTGTAGGAAGCGCTGCGTCAAAAGTACTGACAAAAAAAGTACTTGGAAGAACAGCTACTGTAGCTACTGTAGGTACTATTGTTATTCCACCGCTAATTGATAAGATTTCTAAAAAAGATACTAAATCAACTGTTCCACCTGTTACTAATAAAACTACTAAAAAAGATAAAACTAAAGCGGAAGTTGCTACTGATGGAGACACTACTCCGTCTCCTCAACCAGAGGCTGACCCAAGTGAATACAAGTGGAATTTACCTCCTCACAAATGGAGTATGCCTTTAACACCTACTTTAGTTAACAACGTGGGTGGTGGGTACAACGATTTTGGAAAACCAAATCGTTCTAGCGAGGCATACCGACGTGGCCGTCTATGGTGGAATTCAAGCGCAAATTTAGACATTACAGTCGGCTCTTCTGATTCTAGTAGCGACGCACAAAAAATAGCAAAACAGGCTTCTGATAATGAAAGAAAATACGGTTTTCAATTTTTATGGAATCCAGAATCTTTCTCAACAGCTGTTCAAGTACAAATGGAAACAACTCCAGATGTCAAGGACATGTTTTTATCGTTAGTGGCCGCTTTCCCAGCTACTGAAACAATTACGTTTAATATTGTTTTAGATAGAACTAATGACTTTGCCTGTGCTAACGCTAAATTTGAAAGACCAGGGTTAAACACTTCAAATATCTATGGGGTACCCCCAGCTCAAGTATCTCAATACAGACCTGACCAGTCTTACGACAACAAGGTGACTGAAAGGGGTCTGTTGAGAAACTCAGTGAGAGAGTTTTCTGAGTACTACAGTGGAAACACCTCTTTTCAAACTAGTGCTGAGCAATTAGAAGATAAGTTACTTGACTTATTTGAAAGAGGAACAATCTCAGATGTTGAGTACCTATACAGAGCTATTAATGGTCCTGGAACAGGTGACGCTGTTTGGACTAACAGACGCGGAATACAAACAGCTGACATTGGCTTTTTAATGCCAACATTATTAAATATTGACATTGGCCCCCTTGCTTACAAAGGATATGTCACTAGTCTAGGAGTTCAACATATGAGGTTTACACCCGATATGATTCCTATTTCTACAAATGTATCAATATCACTAAACGTCCTTGCAACCGCAGGACTTACAAGCAAGGGATAACAATGCCAATTAGACTAGGTTCACGGTATGAGCTCTCTGTTGTTGATTTTATTTCTTTTGAGCCTGATGAAGACGCATACCCAGTTGTTTTTTACGAATTTGATGAACTAAGTATATTAACTTATCAAGAGTATCCATACAAACAAGGAGAAAGACTAGACAATATTGCTATGAAATTTTATGGCAAACCAGGTTTTTGGTGGATAATTATGGAAGCTAATCCTGAAATTGAAGATATACAAAATATTCCACCCGGTACTTTTTTAAGGATTCCTCGTGTTTAATAGTGTAAAAGTTAGTTTCCCTACCAGCTCTGCTCAACCAGACCGTGTGCATACCGCCTATATTAAACAAGGGCTGTTTAATCACGAGTTTGCAACCATTCACTTTCGTGACTGGGGAGTAGACGTATCTAGAGTTAAGCCAGGAACTCCAATAACTTTAAATATTGGAAAAAGAGAGTTTGTTGGGTACGTTCATCACATAAAGGCTGATATGACTGGAGCTTCTAATTTTATTGAAGTTTCAGCAATTGGTGCTTCTTATGTAATGCGTCAAGCTAGCCAAGATGTGTTTAGAAATGTAACCGCTAGTGAGATTGCTCAAAGAATTGCTGTAGAAAATGGTTTTTCTTATAAAATTGAACCGCATCCAAGGGTGTACCCTCAAATATCTCAGGCGGGGTTAACTGATTGGGAGTTTTTACGAAAACTAGCAAAACAGTGCGGGTACAGTTTAAATGTAGAAGGAACTACCTTGTATTTTCAACCTCATTTAAAAGAATTTACAGAAAATCTTTCTGAAGCCCTTTATTTTACTAGGGGTGAATACGGAATGAAAAGTGCTCAACATATATACGAGTTTAATCCTGTAATTGGAGAGACCCTATCCCACGGATTATCAGATAAGTCTGCAGTTGCAGTTACTGGAATAGACCCAAGAACTGCCGAGTTGATTCAAGTGACAAAACAAAAACGTTCAACCCCCACTAGAAAAAAAGCTCAAACAGAGCTATTTGATAGATACGCTACTACGGTAGTTGTAAACAATTTTGAAGTAGCTACTTATGAAGCAGAAGCTGCTGACGAAAACTCTAAATTTCCATACAGAGCTACTGCTGTAGTTTTTGGAGATTCTAGGTTACTTCCAGGAAAGCCTGTTTATCTAGATACCGTTGGTTCATATAGTGGTTATTGGACAGTTTTAGAGACAGAACACAGGGTAGAAGAGACAGAGTTAAACTACTATCTTTATACAACTTATCTTGTATTGGGAACTGATTCTTTAGGAAGCGTTAACATAGCAGGCGCCCCTGCATCACCTGCAACTTTTCAAAATAGAATAATTAAGCCTAATGTTAGACAAACCAGAGAAACGCCAAAAAATCAGTTAATAAGTTCTTCTCCTCAAATAAAGCCAACTTCTGACATTAGACTAGTAACTTCAAAAAATAGAACTGCTCCTAACAAAAAATCTTTTGAAGTTTCTAACAACACGTGGTCTTCTAATAAAGGTAATTTAATTGCTAAAAAAGCAGAGACTAAAAGGTCTCCAGCTGTAATTGCAAAAATAGCGAGGACTAGATGAGCGACGTATATTACGGAATCTATAGGGGAATTTGTAAAGAAAATGAAGACCCTGAAAACTACAAAAGAATTAAACTACTAGTTCCTCAAGTTTTGGGTAACGCTTTAAGCGAATGGGCGTGGCCGTGCCTACCTGTAACCTCTAATTCAAACCACCCTGACCATCAAGAACATACAGCGGCACAGATTGCAGCACTTTTAACTACAACACCCGTGTCGGTTACAGACTCAAGAGGTGATACAGAAACTGTTCCAGCCTTAACGGTAGTAGCTAAAGCGGGAGCAACTACTTTAAAACACCCTAAAAAAACAGCTACAGATACTGACGAACTTTGGAACGACGAACAAGAAACAAATACCACAGCAGAGCATTCACCTCACAGGTTAGTTCCAAGACTTGACCAAGGAGTATGGGTTATGTTTGAGGGTGGAGACGCTAATTTTCCAGTTTGGATAGGGGTGTACTAATGGCAAGCTCAGCAATATCATTACCGTTTTCTTTTAACTCTTTTGGGGAACTTTCGTATTCCAATGACCAAAAGAAGATTTGGCAAGATAGAGTACTTTTAGTGCTTATGACTAGGTTTGGTGAAAGAGTCATGCGCCCTAACTACGGCAGTTTAGTAAACCAAACAGTGTTTGAAAACGAAACCCTAGCCATAGAGAAGGCAAACACCACAATTAGAGAAGCCTTTAGCAAGTGGCTTGTAGGATTAGAGCTAACTTCTATAAAACCTGTGTTTGACGCCGTACAAGGTTCTTTAGAAGTCAGTGTTTTTTATAAACTTCCTACTGGGGAGGAGGATACAGTCACGTTAAAAACCGCTATCCTTAGTTCTTCAGGTGATTTAATTCAGGAGATAACCAATGGCTGATAACGCTTCCTCTTCATACATCCCACAGGTGGACTACACCTCCAGGGATTATGAGACCATTCGTGAAGACCTTCTTAATTTAATCCCTAATTACGCCCCTAATTGGACTAACAGAGACCCATCAGACTTTGGAGTTACTCTGGTTGAACTGTTTTCATATATGGGAGACCTATTAAACTTTTATATCGATAGAGCCGCTAATGAGGGGTTTTTAGCTACTGCTAGTCAAAGAGACAGCATTCTTAGAATTGCTTCTATGCTTAATTACACCCCAACCGAAAGCACCCCAGCTACCGTAGAACTATCGTTTTCTAACTCTAGTGCTACAAATAAAACAGTACCAGCAGGAACTCAAATTGCTACCTCTGTAACTGTAAATGGAGTTACTACTCAAGTTGTCTTTGAAACAGATGACGCAGTAGTTGTTCCAGCTAAAGTTGGTGCGGTTAACGGAGTTGCTACCGTAGACGCTACTCAAGGAAAGACATTTACCGAATTACTGGGAACATCGAATGGCACTCCTAATCAAGTATTTAAATTGTCTCAAGATTCAACTATTACAGACAGTATTGAGATTTCTGTAAACGGAGTTGCCTACAGTTACAGTCCGTTTTTAATTGACAATAACTTATTTGACCCTGTGTTCACCACATTTTCGGATTCCGAGGGCTATACCTACGTTCAATTTGGAGATGGTATTGGTGGCCGTATACCTCCTTCAGCTGGAACTATTAACGCAACATACCGAGTTGGTCTTGGTTCTGCTGGTAATGTGCCTATAAATAAATTAACTTTCTTTTTAACAAACCCTCAATCTGGTGTGACTGTTAACAACCAGGAAGCAGCGGCTGGTGGCTCAGACCCAGAAACAACAGACTCAATTAGGACTAACGCCCCCCTAGCGTTAAAGGGATTAAATAGAGCTGTGTCTCTTCAAGACTACTCCTCTCTTGCTCTTCAACTTCCTGGAGTAGCTAAAGCAATTGCAGAAGCAAATGTTTACTCAAGCATTTTGTTATTTATAAAGCCATTTGGAGATAGAGGCTCTGTAACTGCAGGAGGAGTCGTATCAACTACACCAGTTTTTGATAACCTAATCACAGAACTTTCTACATATTTTCAAGAAAAAGCTGCTCCTGGAACTGAAATCACATATTTTCCACCAGCGTACGTGCCTGTTGATTTAGAAGTTACTATTAATTTGCTACCTCAATACAAGCAAAGCATTGTACAAAATCAAGCTTTATCATCAATAAGAGAGCTATTTAATATTGACAACGTGTTCTTTGCAGACACAATTCCGCTTCAGTATATAATGAGCTCATTAAACGCGGTAACAGGTATTGATTACGCTACAGTAGAGATTCTTCGCAGAACAGACGCAAAACAGCAGTTTAGTGTGTCTAACTTTGCGTTGGCGTCAAATGTAGCCACTATAACAACCTCTGCTGCACATAACTTTACAATTGGTCAAAGAGTAAGAATTGCCGATGTAGTAAACACCAATTTTAATGGGGTGTTTACAGTATTAACTGTTCCTTCTTCTACTACGTTCACATACGCTAAAACATACTCAGGAACTATTTCTAGCACAGCAGCTTCTGTTGGTACTGCTCTAGCGTTAGTTGTAGAAACTGTTGAATGCGCAGTAAATGAACTTCCAGAAGAAGGAACTTTCACAGTAAACGTATCTGGTGGAATTAGCTAAGGAGAAAAATGGCAGCCGTATACCCAGGGTCGATTAGAAACTTTACTACAAAAGCAAACACTGTAGATACTATTGACGCGTCCCACCCAAACTTAATTCAAGAAGAAGTCACAGCAATTGAAAGCACGCTTGGTATAAATCCAAACCTTTCAACTACTGGTTCAGGAGCTTACACAAACGTTGCTACTTCTTACGCAACTGTATCTTCTAGACTTGCCAACATAGAAAATGGAATTACTGGGGACGTACATACTCAGTATTTAAAACTATCTGGTGGCGGTATTGTTCTTAGTACTGGAGCCTCAACTGTACCCCTTACTGTAAGAGGAGTAGCAAGCCAAAGCGCAAACTTACAAGAGTGGAAAAACTCTGCCGGAACTGTTGTTGCGTCTATCTCTCCAACTGGAACAGTTTTTGCTGCAAACGTTGCTGAAGCAACGGATAACTTAGCTGTAGTAGCTTGGGTGTTTGGGTAATAATACATGGCTATTTATGGCGTTGATTTTTATGGTATATCTTTCTACGGTGCAAACACCCTAGTAGATTTTGACGCATCTCCATTTACAGCCACTTCTACAGACTATAACGAAATTGAATTAAGATGGACTGAACCTTCTGGTTCTTGGAGCAATTTACGTTTATTAAGAAACCCGTTTGGATTTCCCATGACTCCAGATGACGGAGACCTATTAGTAGACGCTATACCCGCAGACGACGCCACTTTTTATTTAGACCAAGGTCAAATACCTTCAAACTCCGGCTTACTTCCAGGTCGTACTTACTATTATTCAGTATTTGTAAAAGAAACAGTACAAAACACTTGGGTAAAAGCCGGAGAGGCTATTGGGGTATCTGTAAAAAATTATGGAACTAAAGAACAATTTTATGATTACCTTCCAGCAATTTTTAAAATAAAAAATACGTTTTCTGCTTCTGATAATGACGATTCTATAAACGATGACCTATATAATTTTTTAAGTATTTTTGCTATTGAACACGACCTATTTAAAACTTCGGCTCAAAACGTTAGTGAACGATACGACATACTTAACCTAGATGGTCGTTTAGTTCCCCCAATGCTAAATCAATTTGGATTAAGATACGAACCGTACGTAGGGCTTCAACAAGCACGAATTCTTCTTAGAAATGCTATTAAAATTTACTCTGAAAAGGGTTCTATTCAAGGATTAAAAACTTACGTTACAGCTTTTTCTGGGTATAACTGTAGAATTGACCCTATAACTAATTACATGCAAGATGTTAATTCATCTTCATTTAAAGAATCAATAGGTTTTTGGAGAAACGTATCTAATGCCACACTAGCTCAGGGAACCTTAGATAGTGAAACTCCGTCTGTAGCACCGTATATAGAAGTGGCATCTCCATCTAATTATCCAAATGGTCAACTTGGATTTCTAAAGGTAACAGCTAATAGTGCAGCAGACGTTGAAATTGCTTGCGGAACTTTAAATATAAGAACTTTAGGAATACCTGTTCAAGGCGGAAAGTCATACACTTTATCCGCGTATAGCAGAGCAAAGACTACCGCAAGAAATGTTGTGCTTGATATTAGATGGTATGACGGGGATGAAACTCTGTTAGGAACTGCAGGTGAATCCAGTGGGTTAAACACTACAGGAGATTGGACTAGGCCGTCGTCTTCTACATCTTCTGCTCCAGCAAATGCTAAGTTTGCTGTTCCATACATAAGAATTGAAGGATGCGCTAACGGAGAAATTCACTATATTGACGCTGTTCAATTTGAAAACTCTGCTGAACCTACAACCTTTGTTGATGCTAGAAGAACAGATATTGTTTTAATATCAAACAGAGTTAATTTATTAACTAACCCAAGTTTTGAAATAAATACTAGTGGGTGGGTTTGCAGCACCTCTAACGCAACACTAAGCACTTCCGCAACTGGAGCTTTAGACTTTAGTACAACATCCCTTACAGCAACCCCGACTAGTGCTGGAACTGTAATAGTAGAAACTGACTCATTTGCTCATAATGTTGTAGCAGGCTCTGAATACTCTTTAAGTTTTTATGCAAAAAGAACGGGAGCGGCTACCACAGCAACAGCCAGGATATCTTGGTACACAGAGGGCGGCGCATTAATTTCTACAAGTTCTGGAACGTCTACTAACGTAAACACTTCCTTTGGAAGAGTTTCAATAACTGCAACTGCCCCTACTAATGCCGTACACGCAAAAGTTAGCGTATCTTGGGCAGGCGGCACCGGAAACGTGTTATTCGTTGACGCCGTGTTGTTTGAAAGAGCCTCTTATGTTGGGCCGTATTTTGATGGTTCGGGGGGGTATCAACAGACTAGCGATTTAGTTTGGGAAGGTACTCCAGGGTTATCTAGAAGTCATTATTATAAAAACAGAGCTTTAGTACAAAACAGGCTTGCTGCGACTGTTGGAGAGTTTATAACCCACGGAACTCCTTGGGCTATATTTGTGGCGCAACCAGACTAGCCCTTTATGTAAGAGTTGTGTATGCTGGCATCTCCGTCAAGGAGGTACCAAATGAGACGAGTAACCATAGCGGTTATAGGAAATGGCAAAACTTCAAGAGCAAACGTAGAGGCTTTGTTAAACGACACTATTGAATCGTTTGACGAAACGTATATAGCTTTAATTTATGATAAAACCCCTTCCGAGGGAGTTGTGTGGGCTAAACAATATTCAGATAGTAAAAATATTACTTATAAAGAATACTCAGATTTAGACTTTTCAAGCTTTGTTATAGACAATAAAGACAGAGAAACAAAGTTTTTTATACTTTGGGATGATGAAGATTTTGAGTGTGTTGAGGCAATTAGGTGCTCTCAAAAACATAACATAACGTCTTTTGATTTAACTAATGGGCTAGTTGCTATAAAGTCAATAACAACAGACATAAAGCCTAGACAGTTTGAGAATATGCCAGAAGTTGAAACTAAAGTTAACCCAATTGATTACAGCAAAAAAGAGGCTAAAAACGAATCTAATTTTGTAAAGGTTACTGTGCATGAGGATGATGATGAAGAGGAAGACTACGAAGACGACGAAGATGGTGAGTATGAGTCCTCAGATATAATATTAGAGGCTGTTGAAGAGATAGCTAAAATATTTGCAGTTGCTATAGCAAGCGCTATCAAAGAAGCTATGGAAAAAGGCCCTGATGAGCCTAAGTAGGGATGCTAGGTATGCCTTAAACCTTTTTGTGTCTGACCCTGATTTACGGGTTAATTCAGAAACCCTTCGTACTCTTATGGGTATAGGAAGACCAAAAAGTCGTAAATTAATTGTAGAGCTGGAGTCTGCTGGCTACATAATTAGGTCAACTAATACGGCGTTTGGAACAGCACTACGAATTTCACCGAAGGTACAGGTTTCTGTACCCTCGGATACGCTATATAGCGATATAGCCTTTAGCCCTATTTCTAATAGCCTAAAAGCCAATATCTCTTATATAGCTACAAATAAATTCTTTGACGAAGTCAAAGAGAACGGGGGAAGCATGAATGACGAGATGTATCGAAGCCTGTTTGGCTCAAAGTCCACAAGTGATTTTGAAACCGACCAAAGCGCTAAGACGGATAAACGTAAGCGTCATCGAGATAGCGTAGAAGTTTCTAAGTGGAACTCTAAAGATGTGGCTTACGAGTTTGCTGACCGCATG